TTTTCCAGGTTGCTTTCGGTAACGCAAAGATATTTGAAATCATCCGGCACATTGTTCTTTTTTAAAATCGGTTCGATTACCGGGAACCACCTGTTCGCTCTTTTTATTGCAAGTATTGTTAATGAGTGAAAGTAAGTATTTATAATAAACTCCCGTTCAATACGTTCACGCACCTCAAAATTTTCAACCGGAACTCTCTCTCCGGCAAATTCGATTTGAGCGGGTATGGGTGGAGTTACTATTTTGTAACCTTGCGGATATTGTTCGTCCGGGTTTAACTTTGCAGTGGTTAATTCTTCATTAACTAAAAGAACACTTGCAGATAAAATTACAGCGGTAAGTGTTATGGTAACACCAAGTAAAAAATAAAATGCTTTTGATTTTGCAGCCCTCACTTTTATGTACCTCATTTAAATTGTTAAGAATCCTTGTATATAGAAAATGTATATAAGAAAATATATTAAAAAGTGAAAGCCATTTTGCATATTATGAAGAAAAAACTATTTGCTCTTATTATATTTAACATTTTGAAAATTAAAGAGTAATAATGAACGAAGTAAAATCGAACAAACAATATCATCCACAGATGCATTCTGCAGAACATATATTAAACTTATTCTTTAACGATTAACTATGAATAGAGTATTAGTTGCAATGCCTACAGCAGATAAAAAAGATTATTGCGTAGATGAGTTTATAGAGCAGATTAAGACGTTTACATATCCATTATATGACATCTTTGTATTAGATAATAGTAAAGACCCTAAACACGTTCAAAAGTTTTGGGAAAACGGTATAAAGGCAGTACACGAACCTATCAATGGTAACTTTAAGTCTGAGTTAGCTAGACATCAAAACATAATCAGAAACTACTTTTTAAATGGTGATTACGATTACCTATTAATGCTAGAGTCTGATGTATTTGCTGGTGAATGTATCATAGAAAACTTAGTTAGTTATGCTGATGTTTACGGTGCTAGTATAGTAACCGCTACTTATGAGATTAGAAAAGATGAGGACTTACTATGTTTAACCTCAACATCTGATAGAAGATCTGTAAGAAGTGAGAAAATACTAACTAGAGAACATGGTTACAACATAATGGGGCAAGGTACTTTACCATTAAGACACTTATTAGTAGATCCTGATGCTAGAATAACAGCCACTGGAATAGGTTGTACTTTATTCGGTAGAGAGGTATTAGAACAGGTAGAGTTTAGGGTAGACTTAGATTTAAATGCTAATGCTTTTAGTGATACTTTTATTTTTACTGATGCTGAGAAATTAGGGTATAAAATCTTAATTAATTCTAATCTTATATGCACTCATAACAAGTAATTTATTATTTTAGTGTTATGGATGAGATTATAGGAATGGCATTAAACCCTGAGTATTTTGAAACTGAGGAGGAAATGGATGGATTAAGTGATGAAATAGCGATGATTCACATAGCGATCGGACATATACCAACCTCAACAAAAATAGATTTTATAAAACAAAATTAACATTAAGCCAAATGAGTTTAGCCACTAAAAAAGTACTAGAGAAAGAGTTAGAAGTATTTAAAAGCCGTATTGAGTTCTTAAATAAATGGATGATTGAGATTAAGAATAAAAACTATGAAACTGAATACGATAAGTTTTCTTCATTAAATGAGCTTTATAAATTAGAAAACGAAAGAGATTTTAAAGCCACATTAGTATCTCAAAGAGTTAGCCAAATAGAAACTATAAGCAATCAAGAGGAGTTAAAGATAAAAGCATCTAAGGAATTACCTGATTTGATTAATAAGGCTGAAATCGTATTAGAGCAAGTAAGAGCGGATTTAATCGCTTTAAAGACATCTAAACCACTAAAGAAAGAGGCTAAAGAGCAAAGGTTAAACGGTATTAAAATGATTACACTACAAATAGAGCAGATTGATACTATTATAATGGGTTGTATTGAGAGATATAAAGCAAGTAATACACATACTCAACTATTAGCAGACTTTAGAGTATTAAATGAGGTGTTAAAGCTTAAGAAATGAGTTTAATAGGCTTATTGTTTACCTTGTTATTAATCAGGATAATAGTAAAGTTTATACGCAATAATTTCCAATAAACAAAATAATTTTAATAAAGGGGGTTTAATTACCCTCTTTTTTTTGTACATTAGTTATATCCAACTATCAGCCGTATATCTAAAAATATGGCAACAATAATTAATAATACAGACGGTATAGAGATAACCGATAATGGAGGAAGTGTTTACTTTATCAAATATGATAATGTTAAACTTCTTAAATCAGCAACAACTTTAAGCATTTACGATAACTCAGAAAGGAGATCAGGAGCTAACGCATTAAGATTTACTAGTGCAGAGGTAACTAATCCAGCTACAGCTAACGTAGATGCTCTTTATTTATCAATTAGAAACTTTATAGATTAATGGCTACAATTACAAATTTAACTAGCGGTATAGAGGTAGACTTCGGAGGGGCGGTTACTTATATCAAACACAATAATGTTAAACTTCTTAAAAGAGGTACTAACATCAATATTTATGATGACTCTGATGATGACGGTAACCAAAGAGGACAGGTTTATATAACTATTCCATTTAGTGAGGTTACAAGTCCTGTTACGGCTAACATTGATGCACTTTACACAGCCGTTAAAGGTTATATAGATGTTTCTAGTGGTGGTGGTGGTGGTACTGATGCGAACGCTGTTCATGTTAATGTAGGCTCTGAAATATCAGCAATAACGGCTAAGGCTACACCAACATCTAGCGATATTCTATTAATAGAGGATGCTGCAGATAGTAACAATAAAAAGAAGATTACTATAGGAGATTTACCAGCTACAAGTGATGCTGATGCTGTTCATGTTAACGCTGCTAATGAGATCACTGCAATAACTGAGAAAACAAGTGTAGATAATCAGGATGAGTTTATATTAGAGGATAGTGATGCTAGTTATGTTAAGAAAAGTATTACTAGAAAGAACATTATTAAACCTATTAGTAATAGTATAGAAACAGCAACAACTTTAACTCCTAATATAGATGAGAATGATCAAGAGATAGTAACAGATTTAGCTAGTGCTTTAACAATAGCAGCTCCAACAGGTACACCATCAACAGGTATGAAGTTAGTTATTAGATTAACAGATGATGGAACTAATAGAGCTTTAACATGGAATGTTATTTATAGAGCTATAGGAGTTACTTTACCAACAACAACAACAGCTAATAAGATTTTATACATTGGTTGTATTTATGATGAGGCTGGTAGTAAATGGGATGTAGTAGCAGTTAAAGAAGAGGTTTAAAAAGTAGTAATAATAAGTATTAAAAATTAAAAAAAAGTGATAACAATAATTAGCAAAATAGAATTAGAGGGTACTGATAACTTAAACTATACTGATGTTGGTTACACTACAGATATAAGTGTAATAAATGAGATTAACGAGGCTTATGATAGTACACTAGGTAAGTTTTTAGGTGAGAACAGAACTAAACTAGAGATAGGTGAGGTATCAATAAGTACTTTTTTTAGTGGTGTTAGCTATGTTAATGAGGCTAGAACAGAGGTGGAAAATGTTGATTCTTTAAGCCTTATTGAAATCACTAACGTAAATCAATTATAATGGCTGTACCAACTAAAGGAAATGTTACAAGTGCTAACCCAACTCCAGGAGCTAACTTTAAAACACAAAACCATACCCAAAATACGGGTAATGATGGTTTAATTATAGCTCAGTTTACTATGAGTAATGCTAGGACTTACACTAGTTGTACTTATGGCGGTGTTGCTATGACTCAGTTATATCAGATTAATAGAAGTGGTTTATCTCAAAGAATGGCTTTCTTTTATTTAGAAAACCCACCAACAGGAAACAACACTTTAAGAGTTAATTTTAATAACTCACAATGGAATCCTATTAGTATGCATATTAGGAGCTTTACTGATTGTGGAGGTGTAGGAGCATCTACAAGAACAGGAGGTCAATCTACACCAAATAACGGTAGTTTAACGGTAGAGGATGATAGTTTAATAATGATTACTTCATCTAGTATTAACGCTATTACAAGCCAACAAATACCAACGGGAACAAATCAAGCATATACGCAACATAACACCAATAGACAAGTAGCTACGGGTGCTATATCTGCTGATGTTGGTCATAGTGCTGGTAGTATTACTTTACGATCTACCTCGACATTCGGAAGTATAACACTAGATAGAACAGAGATAAAAGGTTTATCTAGTTCAGTTGATACATCAGGAGGCGACTTTTTTATGTTAATGTAATATGGAGAGCGTTTTAAAAGAATTAGCAGAGAATTTAGAGGGAGGATTAATAACAGCTTTAGTTATATTGTTTTTAGCTTTTATGTGGATATTCAAAAAGAACATACCTACATGGGTAAACAATATATTTAGATTAAAAGATAAATTGACTATTAAATCTTTAGAGCATCATGATGTTTTTAATACTTGCGCAAGGGTAGAGAAAGAGGTATCTTTTATGAAGTTCTACACTTATGGAGAGTACGACATATCCAAGAGTAAAATGTGTAAAGACTTTACTAAACATAAGATCAAAGTCTGTTCAGAAAGCTTTAACAACATACTAAAGGATGATATTGAAAAAATGAATCCTGATGAGTTTAAAATGTACATTATAGAAGCTCAGACTCAAATGCATATTAAATACATTGGTGCTATTGTAGATGAGTGGAGAGATAAAGGTATAGCCGAAGATGATATTAAATACGTTATTGATTTATTTGAAAAGTTTAGATATGATGTTGTAAAGGCTTTTGAGTATAGAATAAATTCAATTTTTAGTACTACCAGCCATAAAAACAATACAAGACGGCTATTAGCTATATTTGAAATGTGGGCTTTTGGTATTGATATGCTTCCTAGAGATATGCAAACAACTTTTGAAACTTTGAACGGTAGATTTAAAGAAATAAACTACTAAGTAAACTCTTATTTAGAATCAATCTAAATTATTTTACTATATTTAAACTATGGCTGATTACAGTAATATAATAGACGAATTACAGATAATAGCTAATGCCTTTGATGATGTTAGCTATTTTCTTTATAACCGAGTTAGTGCTGTAAATGGTACTCAAAATGCTAAAGGTTATCCTTTAATTCTAGTAAACTCTACTCCTAACACTATAAGAGGTGATATTAATAATTCTTTTTTACCGAATAATAAGCGCTTTACCGTTGATATCTTTTGCTATAATTTGCGAAATAGAGATGTACAAGCGGTTAAGACGATGCAAAAAAGCCAAGCGGAGGTAGATGCTATATTAGATAAATACATAGCTGAGGTAATTAGAAGAAATATATCAGGAGCTAATGGATTTAGTATTGTAGAGTTTAACACAATAGGCGGTTTTATGGCTCATGATGTACACAATGATAAGTTAGTAGCATCTAAATACTCAATAACAATAGAATTAGACTCAAACTGTGTAACTGGTACATTTAATTACTAATGCTAGACTTTTCTAAGGTAGAAAATATGATAATTAAGGCTTTGCAAACTGAGTTAATTGGGCAAGGTCATAAAGCTACTGGTGAGTTAATAAACACTATTGAGGGTAGAACAATGCAGTTACCTGATAGTGTAGTTATTGAGATACTAATGCAAGACTATAGCAAGTATGTTAATGATGGTAGAAAGCCAGGAGCAAAGAAAGTACCTATAAGCGTTTTAGTAGATTGGATAGAGCGTAAAGGAATAGCGAGTGGAGATAAGGATATAAAAAACTTAGCCTTTGCTATTCAGATGAGTATATTTAAAGAGGGATCACCAACTCAAGGTAGTTTTAAGTTTAGTAATAACGGTCGTAGAGCTGGTTTTATAGATTTTGTAATACTTACTGAGATAAACCCAATAGTAGATGCTTTAGGTAAAGAGGTGTTTAGAAATGTAGATAATATAGTAACTGATATAGTTCAAGACTATAATAAAGATAATAAGTAATGGCAATAACTTTAGTAACAGCTCCAACATCACCAGTACTAGCCTATAGTCCTGTAGTGTTTCAGTTAAATAGTAATAACGCTGATATAGTACACTTAATAATTGAAACGGTAGTATCTTATGATGAGTTTGTTACACCTCTTAGAAAGTCAGCAACAAGCGTACAACCTAATTTAGGTACTACTAATGAATTTACTTTTGATATATCTGATATATTAAGTGTTAATGTTGACTTTGTTTTAAAAACATTAGGTTCTAGTGCTATAATAAATGATACTGATAACTTACAGTTTAGAATAAAAGCCTACGAGGTAACACAAAACCCAACAACAGGATTATTAGAAACTAATTACGATCCAGCAGATGCAAACAATACTAATACCAATTATCAAAGTGCTGTTTTTGCTGGTTTTAATTGGAGTGAGAGCCATTTTGACCTTAATAGTTTTAATTTATCTAATTACTCAATGGTTTCGGATGATAAGTTATTCCTTACTGAGGGTACTAACCCAAAAACTATAGAACTTAATCAAAATGAGTTCTTAGGTATGGCTTATGCTGTATCTACAGGAGGGGTAAAGAATTACAAAATAAAAGTATTAACTTATAATAGTGCTAACGCTTTATTAAACACTGATTTAATAAATGTAACACAATGGAATAATGTAACTGTAAGCTCTTTAACTGATTCTTACTTAGATGCTCCTGTAGGTACTCAAAACCTTATTAACGCTGGTATTAGTTTAACCAATGTTGCATACTATACAGTTAGGCTAATTAATGATGATGGTAATAAGTCGGAGTTAAAAAGATATAATATAATTGATGGATGCTCTACAGATTTAAGGGTACATTTCGTTAATAAGTTTGGTAAACAAGATAGTATAACTTTAAAAGGTAATCAGATTGAGGGATATACAAACAAGTCTACTAGATACCAAAAGGCTTTAAGTAGTACTTATAGTTCTAGTGATTATGGTAGTGCTATTGTAAGAAATACAAAGGTTAAAAACTTTACAGCTTATTCTAAAACTATCGGTAGAGATACCTTAGCTTTTGCTCAAAGTATGTTAACTAATAACATGGCTTGGATTGAGGTAGGTGGTAGTTACTTTAGTATCATTATTGATGATGGTAGTGGTGTAAAAGTTAACGAGCATAATATGCCTATACAGTTTATTTTAAATTTTAGTTTAGCTAATAACGAAAGAGGTTTAAGAGGATGAATGACGTAGTAATTAGAATATTAGATACTAGTAATAATGTACTAGGTAATTTAGATTTAACTAGCTTTACTGACTTTCCTTTAGTACTTACTAAGGGTATTGTAAACCTGGATAACTTAAAAGCTCGTACTGGTACATTTTCAAAGACTTTTAAAGTACCTAATACTAAGAATAACGCTACTTTATTAAGTAATATAGATGATATAAACAGCAGAAAAGACTATAGAGATGCTTTAAACCGTAAACCGTGTGTTATTATAGCAAACGGAACGCAAATAGATAAAGGTTTTGTACAGGTTAGCAAGGTTTTAGAGGGTTTTGAGTTAGATAGTTATGAGTTAGTATTTTTTGGTAATAACATTGATTGGGTTAAGGGTGCTAGTGAGTTAAAATTAAACAGTTTAACATATAGAAATAACGCTCAAGTTTATAATTTTAACGGGATAGATGCCGCTAACTTTTCAAGTGTATCATCATACGATCATGCATACCCATATATTAGTAGAGGAGGTAATGAGGATATTAATAACGCTCAAGTAAGAGACTTTTACCCTTGTTTTTATATTAAAGGATTAATAGAAACTGGTTTAAATAGTTTAGGTTGGAATATTAATAGTACTTTTTTAAATACTGCTGACATAAAAACATTAATAGCTGATATTAATGGAGATATGACCGTAAATAAAGATATTATTGATGAGTCTAAAACTAGAGTATCTTTAACATCTCCAGTATCTACAATAGGATTTAATAGGCTAGTATTTACTGATGACTCTACACCTCCTAATAATGATGTTAATGATAACTACGATATAAACCCTGGTGCTGGATATGGATATTATACTATACCAACTACAGGTAGATATAACTTTAAAGTAACATTAAATACTGGAGATTGGGCTTTATCTAGTGGCGCATCTAGTGTAGGTTTAAAAGTTATAATAGCTCAACAATTTGGCTCTACGGTAGGTGCAAAAGGTGAGTTAACTAGAAGTATAAAAGCTAACCAAGATGATCAGGTTAGTTATGATATTTCTGCATTATGTACTGCTGGTGAAACTATATCTGTATGGACTAGATGGACTAGACCGCTTAATCAATCTTTCAATTTTAAAACAGGTTCTTTTCTTGAAGTTCAACGAAGTGATGAATTAGTAGAAGGTGATAATTTTTCTT